ATAAAGATGAAATTGATTATCCTGTTGGAGGGCAAGATATACATTTTGTACCAGCTATATCAGGAGCAGGATCAGGAGCTAGAAAATTTATTGCAGGAGTATTATTAATTGGTATTGGAATTGCATCAGGAGGAGCAACTTTTACGGCTAGTGGTTTTACAGGTGTAGGGTTTCTAGGGGGAACAACGGCAGTTTTAGGGAATGTCGGAATAGCTTTAGCTTTACAAGGTGTTAATGAAATGTTATTTTCATCGGAAGAACCTATAGATGAAGAAGATCCTAGAATATCTTTTAATTTCTCAGGGGTGCAAAATACTAGCCGTGCAGGAACAAGCCATCCCATAGTCTACGGTGAAATAATTACTGGATCAGTGCTTATTTCAGCAGGACTTGACACTAATCAGGTATCAGCATGACAGATAAAATTATTAGAGGTGCATTTGATCTTACCTTTGGACTGTTTGACAGGCCAAAGCCACCAAAACCTTTTAAAGCTCCAGATACTTTAAATAGTAAACAGTTTGCAACACTACAAGACTTAATATCAGAAGGAGAGATTGAAGGTTTTGCTACACCATCAAAAGCAGGAATTACTGATAGAGAATCTGCTGCTTATAACAATGCAGCTTTAAAAGACGTTTTTTTAAATAACACTCCTGTTTTAAATAAAAATGCAAGTAATACAAATCCACAACAAACAGATTTTAATTTTCAAGATGTAGGATTTACACCTCGTTTTGGAACAGCAAACCAACCTCATATACCAGGTATAGAAGGTAGTGAATCTCTATCTACTATTGGAGTAAAAGTTACTACTTCTGCTCCTGTTACTCATCAGATAACCGACCCACAAAAAGACGCAGTAAAAATTGTAGTTACTTTTCCTTCTTTACAAAGATTTAATGATGAAGGAGATGTTTATGGTACTTCTGTTAATTTAAAAATTCAAGTGCAGTATGACAGTGGTGGTTTTAATGATGTTATAGACGACACGGTTACAGGTAGAAGTGCTGATACTTACCAAAAACAATATAGAGTTTCTTTTACTCAAGCTTTTACAACAGTTGACATAAGAGTTGTAAGAGTAACTGGTGATAGTTCTTCCAATAGTCAATTACACAATGATTTAATTGTTTCAACTATTACTGAAATTGTTGATGATAAACAAACTTATCCAAACAGTGCTTATACAAATTTACGAATAGACTCTGAACAATTTAGTGCTATACCTAACAGGTCATATCGTATTCGTGGAGTAAAAGTAAGAATCCCAGGAGCAGGTGCATCTAACTCTGGCACTCCTACTGTTGACTTACAGACAGGAAGGATAATTTATCCAAGTGGTTACATATTTAATGGAACAATGGGTGCTGCGCAATGGTGTTCGTGCCCTGCTTTAATTTTACTTGATCTTTTAACAACTGAAAGATATGGATTTGGCACACATATAAAAGACTCTAATCTTGATTTGTTTAGTTTTATTGCAGCTAGTAAGTATGCCAATGAGTTAGTCGATGATGGTTTTGGAGGACAGGAAGCTAGATTTAGTTGCAATGTAAACATACAGGGGTCAACAGAAGCATTTACTTTGATAAATGAATTAGCGGGAGTAATGAGATGTTTTCCTATCTGGTCTGAGGGTTCTATCACTATCTCACAGGATAGACCAACAGATCCAAGTTATCTGTTCAGCTTAGCAAATGTAGGTGAAGGTGGGTTTAGTTACTCAGGCAGCAGTTTAAAACAAAGACATTCAATTATTAATGTTAGTTATTTTAATATGGATAGTCGAGAAATAGACTACGAAGTAGTAGGAGATGATACTACAGGAACTAATATTTTACAGGAAGATATTGCTAGACAAGCTAAGTTAGGAATTGTCAAAAAAGATATAAAAGCTTTTGCTTGTACCTCTAGGGGGCAAGCACGAAGATTAGGAAAAGCAATACTTCTAAGCCAGCAAGAGGAAACTGAGATAGTTACCTTTACAACATCAATAGATTCTGGAGCGATAGTCAGGCCTGGATCTGTTATTTCTGTCAATGATCCAGTGAGAGGGGGAGAGCGTAGAAGTGGTCGTATAAAATCCGCTACAACAACTGCTATTACAGTAGATAATGTTAAAGATCTTACTACATTTACAGGTACGAATAAAAAATGTAGTGTGATATTGCCTGATGGATCGGTTGAAACAAGAAATATACTTAGCATTACAAATGGAGTAATAAGTCTAGATCCTGCTTTATCTGCAACACCAAATGTAAATAGTATTTGGCTTGTTCAAAGTTCAAAGTTAGAAGCTCAAGCTTTTAGAGTAATAACTGTAGAAGAACAAGATAGTATTAACTTTGTGATAACAGCTCTATCATATAACTACGATTACGTAACACAAGAAAGTCCAAAATATGCAGCTATAGATTCAATGCAAGGAGTAACTTTACCTGCAAGAACTGTTTCATTACTTAATGAGACAAAAGATCCGCCAGCAAATTTAAAAGCAGAAGAAAGAATTGTAATAATAAATAATCTAGCGGTAGCTAAAATAATTTTATCTTGGAAGTCTGTTACAGGTGTCAGTCAATATCTTGTTCAATACAGATTTAACAGCACCAACTGGGTAAGTGAAATTGTATTTAGACCAGATTTTGAGATACTAAATACTGAACATGGAACTTATGAATTTAGAGTTTTTTCTTATAACTCAGGCTTAAAACTTTCAACTACTTCTACTGATCTTACTGTTAACGCTGAAGGTAAATCAAAAGCTCCTGGAAATGTTCAAAATTTAACGATGGAACCAGTTACTAATAAATTAGTAAGATTACGATGGGCTGAAGCTATAGATCCTGATGTTATCCACGGAGGTAAAGTTTATGTGCGTCATAGTAATCAAACTGATGGTAGTGGTACATTTCAGAACTCTATTGATCTTATAGAAGCATTATCTGGAAATACTACAGAAGCAGTTTGTCCTAGTCTTGAAGGAGAATACATACTTAAATTCCGTGATGATCAAGGAATTTTCAGTCCTGGAGAAACTTCTATAATTTTAGATCTACCCGATTTGATAGATAGTCAGCAAATTCTTGAGGATAAAGAACATACAAATGGTTTTTTAGGTACTAAAACCAATGTAAGTGTAGTTGGAGGGGGCTTAGAACTTACTGATCCAGCAGTTGTAAAGACAGGGACTTATGTACAAGATGATGGAAATCCAGCAGGTAGTGGAGTAGCTGGTACGGTTATAACTGTCACCAGTACATCTCATGGTATAGCTGTAGGTGAATTTTTAAAGTTTAATTTTACTGGTGGTGAAGCTGTAACTGGAGAATATACTGTTGTTTCTGTTCCTAATGTAAATACTTTAACTATTAGTTCAACTAATACTGTCGCTACAATTGGAAACGTATCCATAGATAGAGGTTTAAGGGGAATTTATGATTTTGAAACTATTTTAGACTTAGGTGCTGTATTTTCTTTGAATTTAAAACGATTTGTACAATCTATAGGATTTACCGTTGGTGGAGCAAATACAATAGACGCTTTAATACCAAATGGTACTTTTTGGGATGATTACGCACAGAATGGAAACTTTGACGGAGAAGAAATTAATGATGTCAGTGCATCAATGACTGTAAGATCAACAATAAGTGCTCCTAGCAGTTCATCATATACAAATTCAGATTTTGCTACTAAACCATTTAATACATTTGCTAACGGTGTTTTTAAAGGACGAGGATTTCAATTTAGACTAACTTTAAGATCGGAAAGTATTGCTCATAATATTTCTATTCAACAATTATCTTTTCTTGCTGCATTTGAATCAAGAACTGAAAGAAGTTACGTTTCTGGAAATACTACTTCTACTGCTCCATTAACATCTAGTTCTTCTACTTCAGGTTTAAATGTAGTTTTTGGTAATCCATTTTTTACAGGTGCTACTGGCCTAGGTGGAGTTAATGCGTATTTACCTTCTGTTGGTATAACAATAATAGGTGCTGAAGCTGGAGATTATTTTGTGTTGTCAAATGTAAGTGCAACGGGGTTTAATATTAAAATATTAGATAGTTCTGATAGTCCTGTTAATCCTGCTAAACAATTTACATTTCAAGCTGTCGGTTATGGTAAAGGGGTGTAAAATGAAGAAAAGTATTTTTTAAATGACACAAGTTAACAATAAAGATATAGATAATGCCTCTGGTCAAGTAGTAAGACTAGATATTCAAAATACTATAAAAGCTGTTACTACTAACAATTTTGGAGCGAGAAATGATGCAGGTACAATACTACCTTGTGAATTTTTAGCAGATGATACGACAAATAAACTTTTAATTAGAAAATCTAGTGGAGGAGACCAGGCTAATCCTAACCCCTCATCTGGAACTGCTGCTACATTTTTTACTGTAGGTGATTTAGATCAGGATAATTTAGGATTACTACCTAGAGCTGGGGGTACAAATGCTCCTATGACAGGCCAATTTTTAGCTAGTAATTCTTCTAATAGTTTTTCTCCCGCAATTTCTTTTGCGGGAAATGAAAGTCTGGGAATATTTAGGTCAAATTCAAATGCTATGGGTTTTTGTGTTTTTGGCATACCACAAATGGTTATTGACTCTACAGGGATAACTTTAAAGGAAGCCGCTAGATTGGTGATTGAAAGCAATAATAGCAAGAGTATTAGTATTAAATCACCTAACGGACTTTCAAACAATGTTACTTTTACTTTGCCAGATGGAGATGGAAGTGCAGGGGAAGTTTTAAAAACAGATGGGTCGGGGAATTTAAGTTTTTCTGCGGTTCAAGGTGTACCAAGTGGTGCGGTTTTTTGTATGGCAGTAGCTACTGTTCCTTCTGGATATCTTGAGTGTGATGGGGCAGCAGTTAGCAGAACAACTTATGCTGCTTTATTTGCTGTTATTGGAGACGCATACGGAGCGGGTAATGGATCTACCACATTTAATGTCCCTGATTTACGAGGTGAATTTATAAGAGGTTTTGATAACGGTAAAGGTACTGATAGTGGTAGAAGTATTGCTAGTTCTCAATCAGATCAAAACAAACAGCATAATCATCCTGCAAGTTCAAGTGTTTCTGAAACAGCTCACGTTCATGCAACAACTTTTGATAATAAAAAGTATTTTCCTGGTGGTAGTTCAACAACTATTGGTTTTGGAGGAGGAGGTACTTATCCTGCTGATGTTTTCACTATGAGTTCAGCCACTACAGGAATAACAGTTTCAACTACAACATCAAACGATGGAGGAGGAGAAACTAGACCACGTAACATATCTATGATGTACGTTATTAAAACTTAATTCATGGCACAACCTGGAACTTACAACTTTACCCTACAAAGAAGGGCAGATCATTCTTTTGGTCTTAATCTTAAAGACAGTAATAATGCAAATGAA